GAGGATGTTTGTCGAGGTATTCCTGGTGGTCGGAAGGAAGCAGGGGAAAACAATCCTCTGCGGAGCCATTTGCACATATCTGGCGTACTGCGGGGAATATGGTTCCGAGTGCTACGCATTAGCGCCAAAAATTGATCAATCGGACCTGCTTTTTTCAGCGGTCGAGTACAACGTCCACGCAGAGCCGGAACTGGATTCGATTACAAAATCGACAAAGTACAGGGGGCTGTACATACAGGAAACGAATACGACCATCAAAAAGCTGGCTTTCAGCAGCAAGAAATCAGACGGCTATAACCCGATGTTCTGGAGCGCTGACGAGGTGGCGGCATGGCCTGGAGTGGCTGGCCTGCGTCAATGGGAAGTTATGGTTTCCGGTACGGGCGCGAGAGACGAGCCGCTGGGGATCGCGCTGAGTTCCGGCGGGTACGAAAACGAAGGCCTGTTTGACGAGCTGATGAAGCGCGGGACGGGGTTTCTGATGGGGAACAGCAGGGAAAAGCACCTGCTCCCGATCCTGTACATGATCGACGATCCGGAGAAATGGGACGACCTGGAGGAACTGGAGAAGAGCCTGCCCGGGCTGGGTGAAAGCGTAAGCCGGGAATTCATCCGGAAAGAGATCGACATCGCGCACGAATCCATTTCCAAGGAAATCGAATTCAAGACAAAATACTGCAACCTGAAGCAATCAATCAGCACAGCCTGGCTGAAGGCGGAGGACATCAACAAGGCGTTCGGACACCATAGGCCGCTGACGGATCTGGTCAATCATTACTGCGTCGGGGGCGTGGACTTATCCCAGAGCGTCGACCTGACCAGCGCGTGCATTATCACGGAGGTGGACGGGGTTCTGTGGATTCATTCACATTTCTGGCTGCCGAACAAGCGGCTGGAGGAAGCAACGAAGCGGGACAATATACCGTATGAGATCTACATCCGGAAAGGATTCCTGAGCCTGAGCGGCGAGGAATTCATCAACAACGATGACGTGATCCTGTGGTTCCAGCGCATGGTCAAGGAGTACAGGATTTACCCGCTGCAGATCGGGTACGACAGATGGTCGGCGCAGGACATGGTCCAGAAGCTGCAGCGGATGAGCTTCCACCTGGACAGCGTGACGCAGGGGTTCAACCTGTCGAACGTTGAGGATACCTTTGAGGGAATGCTGCGGGAAGGCCGGATCCGGGACATGGACGATAACGATTTGCTGAAGATCCATTTCGCCGACGCGGCGCAGCAGATGGAGAGCAACACGGAACACGCGCATCCGCGCAAAAAGCTGGTTAAGATCACGAAAACAGCCCACGTTGACGGCGTGGCTGCCGTGCTCGACGCGATGGCCATGAGGGAATTCAAATGGGCAGAACTTGGAAAGCGTCTGACAAACGCAAGAGGGTGAGAACATGGGACTGATGGAGAGACTTTTCGGGAGGCGGGTCAAAGAACCCGTCGTGCTGAAGCAGGCGAAGGCGTTCCAGATGCTGGACGGGTACACGCCGGCATTCCATACGTGGAACGGATCGGTGTTTGAGAGCGACCTGATCAGGGCGGCGCTGGACGCCCACGGCAGGCACGCGGCGAAGCTGAAGCCGGAAGTGGACGGCAGCGCGAAGCCGAACCTGAAGAGCCGGCTGGCGATCCAGCCGAACGAGTTCCAGACCTGGCCCCAGTTCCTGTACCGGGAAGCCGTGATCCTTTACGCGAGGAACACGGCTTTTATAGTTCCGACGCGGGGCGATTACGGGGAGCCGAACGGCGTCATCGGGATCGTGCCGGAGCGCTGGGAGCTGGTGGAGTACAACGGCCAGCCTTACATCCGCTTCACGCTGAAGAACAACAAACGCCTGGCGGTGGAGCTGTGGCAGACCGGCATCCTGACCCGGTACCAGTATGAAAGCGAGCTCTTCGGCGAGTCGAACGAGGCCATGAAGCCGGTGCTCGACCTGATCGAGATGCAGCGCCAGGGCATCACGGAAGGGATCAAGAACGGCGCGAGCTACCGGTTCAGCGCACAGAGCGACAACTGGGCGACGGATGAGGACCTGGCCAGCGAGATGGAGCGGTTCAACAGGTTCACCTTCCAGAACAAGAAGACCGCCGGCGGCATGGTGCTGTTCCCGAACACGTACACGAACGTGCAGCAGCTGAAGCAGGAAGCGTACAAGGTGGACGCGGACCAGCAGGCGCTGATCAAGCAGAACGTATTCGATTACTTCGCGATTAATGAAGACGTGATTCAGTCGAAAGCCTTCGGGGATGCCTGGTTGGCGTATTACGAATCCTGCGTCGAGTGGCTGGCGATCCAGCTGAGCGAAGTGCTGACAAAGATGCTGTTCTCCGAGCGGGAGCGGCAGTACGGGAACCGGATCTGGTTCACGTCAAACCGGCTGCAGTACATGAGCAATGCGGACAAGCTGAACGCGATCAGCACGTTCGCGGACCGGGGCCTGATGACCCGGAACGAGCTGCGGGAGATCATGAACCTTTCCCCGCTGCCGGATGAGATCGGCAACCAGATTCCGGCGAGGGGCGAGTATTACGACGTGGTGGCAGAAACAGAAAACGGAGGGGATACAGATGAACAAGGAAACGAGGGCGTTTAACTTTGAAGTCCGTGCGGAGCAGAACGAAGAGCACGGCACTTTTATCACCGGCACGCCGATCGTGTTCGACAGAGCGACGGACCTGGGATGGTACCAGGAGACGATTGCCCGCGGTGCCCTGGATGAGACCGACCTGAAGGACGTGCGGTTCCTGGTGGGCCACAACACGAGCATGATCCCGCTGGCCAGGAGCCGGAACAACAACGAGAACAGCACCATGCAGCTGACGGTCAACGAAGGCGGCATGGATATCCGCGTGGATCTGGACACGGAGAACAACGCGGAAGCAAGAGCCCTTTATTCCGCCGTCAGGCGCGGGGACATGACCGGTATGTCCTTCATGTTTGTGGTGGATAAGGATAGCTGGGACGACATCGACAGCGATTACCCGAAGCGCACGATCACGGGCATCCGGACTGTGCTGGAGGTATCCGCGGTGGCCTTCCCGGCATACCCTCAGACGACCATTCAGGCGGCTTCCGAAGACGGGACGCTGGACAGCGCCCACGCCTCACTGGAGAGTGCAAGGAAGCAGGCTGAAGAGGAACGGCGGAGGCAGGCCGAGGACGAACGCCGGACGGCGGCTCTCACGCGGCTGAACAATCTGATCAAGGAGGTCAAACAGGATGAAGTTTGACGAAATGACCGTGGAAGAGCTGGAGGCCCGTCAGCTTGAGCTTGGGCTCGCGCCTGTGGATGAAAGCGTACCCACGGAAGAAATCGAAGCCAGGGCCAGCGAGATGGAAGCCATCAAGGCCAAACTGGAAGCCCGCGCCCTGAAGGCCGCCGAAGAGGCGGAAGCCCGGAAGGCCGTCGAGAACGGCGCCGGGGAAATCAAAGAAGAACACAAACAGGAGGAAAAACGCATGGAGATTTCCGAAATCCGCAACAGCCCCGAATACCTGGAGGCTTATGCCAACTACATCCGCACCGGCAACAGCAATGAGTGCCGCACCGTGCTGCTGAGCAAGAACGCGCCCGCGTCCGGCCAGCTGCCCGTTCCGGACATGGTCGAGAGCACCATCAAGACCGCCTGGGACAAGAACGAGTTCCTGAACAAGATCAAGAAGACCTACTTCCGCGGCAACCTGCGCGTGCCCTTCGAGCTGAGCGCGACCGGCGCCTGGAAGCACGTTGAAGGCACCACGGGCCTGACCGAGGAAGAAATCACGATCGGCATCGTGCAGCTGGTTCCGGCCAACATCAAGAAGCTGGTCCGGGTGACAGACGAGTGCATCGCGATGGGCGGCGAAGAGTTCATCCGCTACATCTACGATGAAGTGACCTATCAGATCCTGAAGGAACTGGTGAAGGAAATCATCGACAAGATCGACGACGCTTCCACCAGCAACGGCGCGACCGCCGTCGGCATCCCGAAGGTAAAGGTCGCCCCCGGCGTCATGGTCCTTGCCAACGCCGCCACGAACCTGAGCGAGGACGCGACCGACCTGTGCGTCGTGCTGAACCGCCTGACCGAGGCGAAGTTCAACACCGCCTACGCTTCCGGCCAGTTCGCGATCGATCCCTTCGCGGGCTTCACCAAGGTGTACTGTTCCGCGCTGCCGGCCTATGACGTCGCCAGCGAGAACGATATGTACGCCCTGGTCGGCGACCTGAGCGCCGTCCAGGCGAACTATCCCGAAGGCGAAGGCCTCGTCATCAAGTGGGACGACATGAGCGAAGCTGAGGACGACGTCGTGAAGGTCGTCGGACGTCAGTATGTCGGCTACGGTGTGACCGCTCCCGGCCGCCTGGTCAAGCTCACCAAGCCCGGCGCCTGATGAAGGTAAAACTGCTTCGTGACACCAAACCATTCGGAAGGACCGGGGAGATCGTTGAGGTTTCCCCGGCTCATTCTGACTGGCTGGTATCCCTGGGATTCGCTGTACCTGTGACGGAAGCCGGGGAGCAGGCGGAAGCACCGGTGAAGGCGGAGCCAAAGGCCGAAAAGAAACTGCTGAAAAAGAAAAAGTGAATAAGAAGGAGCGAAAAGAAGCATGAAACTGATGGTGGCTGTGCCGACCGTGGATTATGTGAACGCCGAGTTCACGAAATGCCTGGTCGGCCTAGTGAAGAAACTCGCGAAGGACGGCGTTGACTTCGACGTGCAGATCATCGGCGGGACGCTGGTCTACTGGGCCAGGAACCGGATGGCGAGACGCGCGGTCGACGGGGAATTCACCCACGTGCTGTGGCTGGATTCCGACATGACATTTTCAGACGGCATCGTTGACGACCTGCTGTGGTGCGGGAAGGACATGGTGTGCGGGGCTTTCGTGAGCAGGCGGCCTCCATACGGGCCATGCGTATACAGCTCCATAGACGATCCGGGCAATATGGTGAAGGTGGAAAACTTCGGGACGGAACCCTTCCGGGTGGACGGGTGCGGATTCGCCGTTGTGCTGACCAGCGTGGAACTCCTGAAGGAGGTATGGGACAGGTTCGGAACCTGCTTCCATCCGACGGAGGATTACGGGGAGGACATGGCGTTCTGCGACCGGGTGAAGCAGCTGGGGCGTGAAATCTGGTGCGAGCCGACCGTGAGGCCGGGGCACATCGCGCACGTGCCGGTTTTTGCCGGGGAGCATCTCTTCGGAGGTGAGCAGGCATGACGAAGGTATTGATCGCCGCCCCGCTGCGGCAGGATCCGAAGATCTTCCGCGAATACCAGAAAGGCCTGGATAACCTGATCATACCGGAAGGCGTGCAAGCCGACCGGTTTTTTGTCGTGAACGACTGCCCGGAGGTGATCCCGGAGATCCGGAACGCCGACTGGGTCGAGGTCAACAGCGACAACGTGACCATGTACCAGGACCATCTGTGGACGGATGACCTGGTTTACAGGATGTCGTACTACCGGAACATGACGATCCAGTACGCGCTGGACCACGGGTATGACTACCTGCTCAGCGTGGATACGGATCTTGTGCTGGAAGAGCACACGCTGCAGCAGCTGCTCAGCGACGGGAAGGACATCGTTGCCGGCCTGTTCTGGACGAACGGGTGGAGCAACGCCTGGATGTACGACCAGGTAGGAGGCTACGATCCGGAATGGTCAAAGCCGGGCCTGTACAGGATCGGCATGAGCGGGGCCCTGATCCTGATCAGCCGGAAGGTGATGGAGGAAGGCGTGGACTACACGCCGATCCCGGTGCTGAGGAAGGCTGTTTTCGGGGAGGACCGCCATTTCTGCATCCGCGCGGTGTGCGCGGGTTACCAGATCTGGGGAGACAGCCACTGCCTGCCGGTTCACCTGTACAAGCCGCAGGATTACAGAAACTATATGGCGGGAGAGATGAAACCATGTTTCAGGAAGTGAAAGATTCGCTGCCGGTCAGCGGCGACGATTACGACGCGCAGATCATCCGGGAGATCAAGGCCTGCGAGCTGGACCTGACCACATCGGCAGAGATTCAGCTGCCTGGCACGATCGCGATCACCCGAGAACAGAACCAGGGAGGCCAGTGGGTGATCACGGACAGCAGCACGCTGACGGATGAACTGGTCATTGCGGTGATTTCCACCTGGTGCAATATGCGGATCGGAAACCCGCCGAATTACGACAACCTGCTGAAGGCGTACGAAAGCCTGAAGGGGCAGCTGCGCCTGAGCAAAAGCTACACGACATACGGGGCGGTGACGGCGGAATGAGGATGATGACCGGCTGCACGCTGATCGGATTCAGCCCGGACGCGCACGAGGTCGGGACGGATCCTGTGCAGGTTCGCCGGAAGGTGAAATGCCAGGAGATGAGCCTGACGCTGGCGGAGGTGACCCAGGGCGGGGGCGAGGGCCTCAACCAGGAGGCCAAGCTGCTGATCCCGTACGACAGGGACTACAAAGGCGAGAGAGAGCTGGAATACAAGGGAGAACGCTGGTACGTGCTGAACGCGGACCCATACAAGGACCTGAACGGCGTGATCCTGCGGATCCGGCGGAAGAAAGGCAACAGCGTCGCGTGGACGGAACCGGAGACGGAACCGGAAACGGAGACGGCGCCGGAGCCGGCGGAGGTGGGTTAAATGCCGGAGGAATACACGGCGCTGGTGAATGCGCTGAAGAGCCTGACGCAGGGCGAGGCGCCGAACACGGCGACGCTGCCGATGGCGGAAAACGGATGGAACTCGCGGCCGGAGACGGTGAGCTACGGGATCGTGAGCCTTGACTTTGAGGCGGACGCGCTGCGGGGGGACGACCGGAAGCAGTGCATTGCCTGGGAAGGCAGCGTGGACCTGTACAGCCTGCAGAAGGACGGCGCCGGATGGGTGCCGCTGATCACGCAGGCGCTTGAGGACCACTGCGACGGCGCGTGGAGCCTGAACACGCACGTGTACGAACGTGAGACGGGCCTGTTCCACTGGGAATGGGCCTTCCAGGTGGAGGATTAAGGATGCCTTTTTCAATCAGCATGAGCGGGATGGACGAAGTTGTGTCCAAGCTGGACAAACTCGGAGAAAAGGCGGCAGGAGTCGCCTCACTGGGCCTTTATGAAGGCGCCGGTATTGTCGCTGACCAGGTCAGCGCGGCGGTGCAGGGCATCGCCACAGAGGAGTTCCACTATGTGAAGAACGGAACCCGCAAACCATCCCCGGAAGAAAAGGCGGTGCTGACCGGCGCAAAGTCGGGCGTGGCGAAGTTCCGGAAGAACGGGCTGAGCGTCCAGACCAGCGTGGGAATGCAGAACAGCGGATACGGCGAGATCAAGGGAAAGACGGTGCCGGTGCCGCTGATCGCCAACGCGATCAACAGCGGGACTTCCTTCATGCAGAAGCAGCC